CCAGCATAGGGTAGACCACCGAACTCACTGACCGCTTTAAACCCGTAAGGGGCTGAAACGATTGGATAAGCCATTTAAGGACTCCTAAAAAATTTACTTGGAACCTGCACCAAATCCAATTCCGCGTGTCGTCGTAGAGGTTTTCTCTGAAAACTTGCGCATCCTTGGATCATTGTCTTTCATGAAACTGTTGTCGACTGAATCCATCTGATCTGCTGCTTGTTTAGCGTAATACTCGTCATAGGCTCTGATGTTTTCAATTGAGTTTTTACAGAGTATCAACCCTTGAATTTCAACATTACCTTCGGCATTACCCTCAATCATCAGTTCGGGATGGTCAGCCGCCTTAACCGGTTCCCACCCATCTCGTCTCATGCGGGACAAGCGAGTGTGATCTGCCTTACCAAGTATGTGCGTCATGATATAACGGAATCCATAACCGGGTTCGGGAGTAGGGTCAGGCAAGGTGCTCGCGGGTTTGTATACCGTACGAGCAGATTTTTCGCGTGTAGTTAAATCACGATTGATTTTTGTATCAGCCATTTTTAAGCCTCCAGTTTTGCCACTTGCGCAGCGTATTGTTGTGGGGTGAGTCCAAATTTCTTAGCAAGTGCCATTTGCGTAAGAGTAAGTTTGACTTTTCCTGCGGTCGTTGAACGCGACGCAGGCGCTACAACACTAGAAGGCCGCTTGGCTTCTACAGGTTTTCTCTCGGGTTCGCCAAATACTTCTGGGAACTTCGAGCGTACGCGAGCATCTATCTGCTCGTAATATTCGTCAGAGCGTGGGTCAAGACCCCCGGTTACTAGTTTTTGATGCAGCCCTAGTGCGTAGCTGGTAACTTCTTCAAACCCATTTGATCCGAACCACTGGTTTCTTGCCTGCCAGCGCAGGGATTTTTCGTCCGGTTGTACAGTTTGAGTCTGTCTAGGTTCACTTTGTACAGTAATTTCACGTTCTTGTAAAGGGGTCACTCGGAAATTTTTAACTTTTTCCAAGTTCATCTTCGCATCTGTGAGTCGTTCCTGCGCAGCAATGATAGCGTCTGTGTCAAACGCCTCTTGCGCATCTTTATACTGACGGCGAGCCGCCGCAAGTTCTGCCTCAGCTTTTTCTTTCGAAGTGTGAATGAATGCTTCCTGACCCACACTAACGCTCTTTTTGAGGCTTTTGTTTTCCTCAATCAATTGTTTTGCAAGACGCTCAAGCTCTTCTTTCTCCCGCAACACCGCTTCTTTTGACCTGCGCTCGTCATGACGTGCATGGGTCAACTCTTTGATTCGGTTCTTTACTTTGTCGGAGTAATTTTCAATTTCGTCATCGGTTGGGTCTTCAACCTCACGGTTTAGAGGAACACGACCACGGTCGGTTTCGGGGGTGTCGTCTACAATCTCAATTTCGATTTCGTCTGAAGGCTGTGCCTTCTTATCAAAACCGTCATCAATCTCATCTGGGAACTTAAATTGTTCAGCCATCTATATCTCCTTTAAGCGCGGGAAATCCCACGAGGGTCTTGCACAACAGCGTCAATTTGATCATCGTTCAAAAGACGGAACTCTTTGCCAAAGATTTTGAATCGTGTACCGGAATAGGTACGAACCAACACAAAGTCTCCGGGCTTGCACCAAGGGCCACTAGGGAACTTGGTCTTGTCAGCGTACGCCTCTGGTCCAACCTTTAGCACAAACAGCACAGTGGTTGCGTGTTGTTCGCGTTCAGCATATTGGGAGGGGCGAATCAAATCCAACTCGGTACCATCAATCTTGTCAGAGATATCAGGCAGTCCGCACAGGATGTGAAACCCTGTTGGATCGGGTAGGACGGTTGCTTTTTCTTCCGGTGTTGCGTCTTCTACAGGCGCAGACAACGGCTCAATGCCGGGAGGCAAAATTAAATCACTCATCTGATTCTTCCACTTCTTTTTGCAGGTCAAGTAAATAACGCTCTGCGATGGCTAGACCCGAAATAACACCGCAAAGTTTTTGGTACTCTTCAAAGTTGCGACATGAACCCCCCGCCAAATCATCGGCATAGTTGTTCATGTCGGTACGTATTTTTTCGCGCAATACGCGTGCGAAGTCGTGAATCATTTGTTAGTTGGCTCCTTGGAATTTTCATCCCGTTTAAATTGTTGGATGTGTTGAAGCATGGCTTGGCGCTTTTCCATATCCATCTCGTTGTGGTGTTTGGCAATGTCTACGCCTGTTTGAAGACCTGCCAACTTTTCTTGGGATGCGTTTCTGAGCTTGTCGCTTTGAACTTGCACGCCCACTTTCATCGCAGCAAGCTGCGAAGACTCTTGCGCTTTCTGTTTCTCGATGGCCATCTTGGCAACTGCCAGTCTGGCATCGGTCTGAGCTTTCTGCGCTTTGATCTGCACTTCTTGTTGGCGGATGGCCAAGTCTTGTTGTTGCATCTGAACCACTGGGTCTTGGGCTTGTTGTGCCGCTTGTTGCTGGGCAGCCATGGCCACACCTTGTTGCATGACCTGATTGGCCGCTTGGGCAAGCAAGCCAGACAGTGCATACTCTGCTTCTGGTGGCAACTTCTCGTCCTCGGGTGGGAGCGCCATGCCGAGTTGTTGTTCCACTTGTTGACGGTACATGTATCCAATGTGCTCGGCATTGTGAGCCTGAAGAGCTGCCATGATGGTTTGGGCTTGTGGGTTTTGTCCCAACATTGCCGCCATCATGGGGTCGTTGATCAGGGAGTTGTGCACAGCCAAATGCGCTTGGTGGTCTTGGTACTGGAACGCCTTTAAGGGTTTACCCTTTAGTACGGCTTGGTTCTCAGACACAGGGTCCACAGGCTTCATGTCGTCAGGCAGGGGCACGAGCTTCTCGGCATTCTTGATACCCAACACATCCAACATCGAGCGATGCAACACAGGCATGTCGTAGATTTGAGGCGCTTGTTGCGCCATCTGCATAACCGCTTGATACTGAACCACACGCTGTGAGAGAGTAGCCGCATTGGGGTCCGACACAGGTATCACGTCTACCAAATCATAATCCGCTTGTTTGGACTTGCGGCCACCATACTCTGGGTCGTATGTGTAGTCTGGGTCTGTGTAGTCACGGATGATGTTCTTGAGAAGTTTTAGCTCTTGCTTTAAAGCAAAGTGTACCCGGGCCTGAACGGCTGTGAGGACTTTGAGTTGGCGCTCAAGAAGAGCTAAAGTGGTACCGACCGGAGCTTGCGCGTTCATATCAGACACTTGCATGTCCGCTGTTGCGGCAAAGCGACGGCCTTCGTCAACGATTTGTCCTAACAATTGGAACAAAACATTGCTGGGTTCTTTGTATGGAAGGGGGAGGATGGAGTCTCTTATGTTTCCGGATGCGACGTCGACGTCTCTGAATTCTCCGGGTGCGATAGGCGTATCATCGCCCTTAATGCGTAGTCCACGAGATTTGAGGCCACCGGGGAGATTTGAGAGGGTACCGGCATCGACCAGTTGTCGCATAAGACTGGTAGCAGATTTAGCAAATCCTCCGATAAGGTGAAACAGTCCAAATCCATAAGCACCGAAACCGGGAATATATTGGTAGTGGACAAAGTGTTGTCGTTTGAGCCTGAGTGCATCGCCTTCCTTCCAATTTCGTCTGATTGATAGAATGGTGTTGGTACTCTTGATCAGAGTCACAACGTACGGGAACATGATGCCTGTCTCAGTACCATCCTCATCGACGTCTTGGAATCCATCCAAGTCAAGGTCAACGTGGCACTCATACAGTGTGTAGCGGTCGTCGTTCAGATCACTGAACCCTGTCTCTTTGTCTTTGGCCTGCTTGATGTCGTCTCGCTCACGACGTGGCTCGGGCAACTCTACATCTATATAAAACCCAGCCGCTTGCAGTTTCAAAATATCGTTCTTAGTTTTGCGCATGACGTGCGTCACGCGGTGGCAAGTGTCCATGTCCGTTGCACCGTAGGGCAGAATGATGTCTTCTGCTGGCACAAACATACTAACCTGCCGCCCCAAGTTTGGATCGAAGTACACTTTCTTAAATGCTGAACCTGTGGCTGGCAAACTCCAGAGCATCCTCTCATGCTCGGGACGGAACTCTTTCATCTCTTCCGTCAACTCGTAGTTCATATCCTCTTGCACGTTTATTGCTATCTCACGTGTCTCGGGAGTTTCTTTTCCGACGATCTTACTGAGCACTGGGCCTTGGGCTGGGAATGTCTCTGTGATCATCTCAGCTTGGAACCTGACAACCGCTTCTGTGATCATGGGGTGGAACACACCGCACGCACCGTCCCAAGGTTCTGTGCGCTCCTCCATGTGCAGACCCAAAAGCTTCAAACCTTCTGTGTATGCTTTCTCCCACTCTTTACGGGAGCCTTTGTCTTGGTCAATCTCATACTCCAAATCCCCCGCGACTGTGGCCAACACACTAGGCGACATGAATTCGGCCAAGTTGTCACTGAACTCTTCTTCGCCTTGGGTTTCTTCTTTTGGGTTTAAGTCGATCTCCATACCGTCAGCGCTGATGTGTACAGCGTCTGGGTTCTCAACCTCGATCTCAATGTCTGGACCGTCCTCGGGCACGAGGGAGTCGAGCCCCAATGGAGCCTGATTGAGTGACTTGTCAAAACTGCTTGTTGCCATGATGTTCCTTAATAGT